AATATGTGCATCGTGGTTCTGACCAACGAACGCCTGAATAGGCATACCCTTAACTGCAGCTTGAATATCACTGACAGGATCAAGAGGCATGGGTGAAGGTTTTTCAGGCATGATCTTATCCAGATTAGGAATGTTTGCTGCCTGAAGAATTGTCTTATTAAGTTCTTCTACATTGAACATACCGGGAGGTGCTGACTGAGACAACTGTAGTGCAAGCTGTGCCATCATCATACGGTGTGCAGAAGAAGGAATATTAGGATCAGATACAGGAATAATATCAATCCTACCATCAAAGTCATTACGATAGATATTAATTGTACCATTAGGAATATCTACCATAGACTCATCAGGTAGATATTCAAAGTTAATACGACTTAATAATTTAAACTCATCGTGCTGAGACTTATGTAATCGTTTATGAATTGCACTAAAGAATTTGCTACTTGCTTCCAACAGTGCCATTGTTGTACCAACAGGACCGTAACTTGCTGCATCTGAAATAACCTGTTCGGTTGTGTCGGCAAACTTCTGTGCAGTAGCAGTAACAAAATTAAGCATCTGAAACAAAGTTTGTGAAGGTTCTTTGTATGGTAGATTAATGATCATCTTAGACAGATCATTACCTGTAGCTTCAACTTCTCTAAATTCACCGGGAGCAATAGGATCATTATCACCTACAATACGTAAACCCTTTGCTTTAAAGCCACCGGGTAGATTTGCAAACTGACCTGCATCAACCAAGCTACGCATTGCTGCAGTTGCAGTCATTGTAAGATTACCAAGGAAGTGAATTAAACCTAAACCATAGAAACCAAAACCGGGAACAAAACGATAATGAGTAAAGAAGATTTTCTTTTCTCTGCGTCGATCATCCTTGTTATAGTTTCTACGAATAGATAAAACCTGTCGGCTTTGTTCTTCAACAGTAACAATGTAAGGAAGAGACAAACCATCATCGTCTTCAAACTTACCGGGAAGATCAAGATAACAGTGTTGCTCAAGCAGAACGTACTGTGGATCGTGACTACCAGAAGGAGACAATCCCATGATTGTATCCATCTTCTGACTGATAGGAGCAAACTCTGGTGTGCTTGCTTCAGGTAGGTCTACCTCTGCATACATTCCTGCTGCCATGTCACGCTGCATTTCTACTGGTGAGCGATAGATAACATGCGTGTAGCGATCTGCTCTGCGTAGATCGGTAGCATAGTAGGACACATAGAACTGATCAATAGGTACAAACTCTGATACAGGTCGGTTTAAACTGCTGTCAAAGTAAATCTTTTTAAATGCTGATCCAATAAGTGGTAGATGAAAGAGCATACGCTCAAACTCGTCAAAGTACTCAGGCATTTGTTCAGTGATCTGATAGTTCATAAAGTCTCTGACTCTATGACTTTGCTTTTCTTTTTCTTCTGATACTTCACCAATGATCTGGGACTTTACTGGTCCACTGGCAGGAAACAATTCCTGTGTTGCCTTTGACTGAAACTTAACTGCTGACTCAATAAGGATTGGATGAACTGCAGTACATGCACCTTCAAATGGTTCTGATGCTTCTTCCAGCTTTAGACCTAACAGATCAAAGCCACGTTCAAACATACTTTCCCATTCTGCTCGACTGTCTTTGTCTGCAGTAAAGTTGTCATGTACTTGAATGGCAATGTCTTCAAGAGTGTCTTCGTCCAGATCATCTACTAAGTTTCTAAAAAACTCTTCGTCTTCCTCTTTGATCTGTTCGTCAGACAAGCCTTCATCTATATTACTTTTAAATTCTACTACAATACCACCATCACTAGGATCATATTCCATACTTGCTTCAGTACCTTCTGTTTCAGTTTCAATCTCTACGACTGAAAGTTCTACTGAAGGAATAGGATCAAAAGGATTGCGTTCAGTTGCCATGTTCTATATTGCCTTTGCTGTATAGTTGTTATGTGTGATAAACAAAAATATAATCTGCTACTGTCCTTGCTACACAGTCCATACCTAGATCAGCAACAAGGTAGTCTGCTATCTCTTGCTGTGTAGTACCAAACCGTTCACACGTATTTTTAATTTCAATATTGATTACTGGCTTTGTACGTTTGATTGTTTCGCTTGCTCCCTTGAGAAACTGTAATTCAAAACCTTCAACGTCCACCTTAATGTAATCAATCTTTTCAAAGTCAAAAGAGTCAAGTTTCTTTAGTACTGCCTTGTACTCTCCCCGTTCTACATCCGTAGTGATTGAAGCAGTACCGCTGTTACCTTCCGCAGCATACTCTAGTGCAATCTCTACGTCATTCTCTGCACCCAGTGCATAGGGTAGTATTTCAAATCTATTACTAGGAAAACCTGACAGATTACGTGTAAGACATTCCCTGTGTATTTCAATTGGTTCAAAGCAATAAACCTTATTGAACATATTACATAAGTCTACTGCCCATGTACCTACGTGACTACCTACATCTAATGCAACATCAAAGTTATCTACAAACTGTAAACTTCTTATTCTGTGTGGCTTTTGATACTCTTCTCCTGAAAAGTGATCATCGTTGACAGGAAAGTAAAAGTCCTGTCTCTTTTCTAATTCATATGCAATTTTCATTTTTAGATTATAACCTTAAACTCTCCAATATGCAACACGCTTCTGTCTGCGTGGATTAATATCATCTTCCCAATCAGGGTCTTCAGGATGTTCCAAACGCCAACTGTCCTTGACATAATGTATTGCCATAGTCATTGCGTCCACCTGATCGTCATGTCTGCCATAGGGAAACAGTATCATCTCCTCATACAATTCTCTTGACCATTCCTTTCCTTTTGGCAACCATACTCTTCCTGCTTCCAATAACGGAGAAGCAGTAAATACTCTTGACACTTTGTCTTTGTCAGGCATGTACTCCAAGACAGGAAGACCACTACGTCTCATGTCTTGTATTAGCGATTGTCCACTTGCTTTCTTTTCTACCACACAAATATCAGGTCTATGCTTATGATACTCTTGTTGTGCAATACGTCTTAGATCAGGATATTCAAATCTACCACGTACACTTCCCAATAATAATAAGTTACTTGCTACTCCTTCTATACCATCTTCACTATCCTCATGGAAATGAAACACTCCCCACGTTTGTATAACACTATAGTCTGCTGTTGTCTTGGTACTAAAGGCAGTGTCATAAGTCTGCATGATAAAGTCACAGCTTGGTGGTTCTTCGTACTCCCACCAGTTGATCCAGTTCTTCTTGATCAAACTACCCTCATCAGGTGTAGGGTTTTGCATGTACAGGCTTTCCCAATACTTTGATCCATTGGTTGCCTTAATTTCCATCTCATCTATTCGTAGTGTCTCATTGTCCTTCCACTCAGGAAAGTAACTTGTACCTTCAGGAAGACCCAACAGCTTACTGGACTTTTCGTCTAACCATGCAGGTATACTCACTACGTCCCAACGCATCTTGGTATCAATATCAAACTCTTCCTGCTGCTTTAATAACCACCCACATAGGTCATCATAGTGATACCTAGTATTAATAATAATAATAGAACCATTAGGCATAATACGTGTACGTAATCCTGAAGGCCACCATTCCTTGATGTATCTTCTACCTGCATCAGAGAATGAATCTTCTTCAGACATAACATCATCCAAGATAGCAATGTGTGCACCTCTTCCTGCAATCTGTGATCTTACACCTGCAGCATAATAACTACCATTTAGATTTGTCTTCCACTTACCTGCTGCTCGTACATCTGCACGTAGATTAACACCGGGAAACATATTTGTAAATTCTTCTGTATTCACTATGTCACGCACTGATCTACCAAAGTCACTAGACAACTGATCAGAGTGACTGACAGTAAGTATTTCGTGATTAGGATTTTTACCTATGTACCATGCAGGAAATAACTTAGAGCAAATTACTGACTTGCTGCTACGCGGTGGAAGAAAGACCATAAGACGTTTGATCTTTCCTTCCACTACCTTTTGTAACTTATCTGACAGAACTTCAATGTGTCTTCCCATATGCCAATCAGTAATCAGCGTTGGTGCTACCTTACGTACATAAGTAAGAAAGTCATCCTTTGACTGTTGCTGCACCATAACATTCAGAGTATTTCTTATATTCAAAAGAATGTTATAGGTAATCTCCTGTTCACTGGATAAATCTTCCTTTTGGCCGGGTGAACTATCGTCCACTTGTAGATCAGTTGTCACCGTTATTCTTTTCTATTGTTCCTAGATTAGAAATGTTTTTACGCGCGGCACGCGCCTGGCAACACTTACACAAACCTTCCTCTCCGTCTGTGTGGGGTGAACAGCTACAGTCTTTGCAGTTACACTGATATTTATATTTACAATTAGGATTTTCACACATAAGCCACAATACCTTTCCTTATATCTATATAGAATTAAGTATGATGGTGACAATCATCACCCCAAGTGTATTGTACCACCCCACCCTGTAGGAAGACAAGAAGAAAAGAGTTAAGGATGGAGACAATCATCACCTACAGTGTGATATTTTTGCAACACTTATAATTTATTTTACCAATACCGTTGTTCTTTGCTGTTGTATCTGGTATACTACTCTCTATATAGATTATGTTATAGATTAAAATATAGAAAAAGTATATAGATTACAATAAAGATTTACAATATCAACTAGGTTAAGACTTTATGATATTGATCTTATTATATCTATATAGATATATAGCCGGGTAGCAGACCTGTTTAACTCTACCCTAGTATTTTTTTATTATTATAGCCACCCCTCTTTTGTAAAATAAAACAAAGGGGGGTTTTTTTATGATGGTGACAAGCATCACCTTTAGCTATAGTTTAAACTACCCTAGTATTTTTGGTAAATATATGACAGTGGTGATATATATATGTACATGCACGGGGCATTTTCTTTGGGTGGGGGTGATCATAATGTTCACCATATGTTCCTGATATGTTCTAGCGTTCTTCCTTTGTTCACCTTTTGTTCCTGTTTCGTGCTTTTCCACTAGAACAAACCGTGAACAAAACGTGAACATCTGTTTGTCAAGTAGAACATAACAAGAACACCCCCCTATTCTTTAAAATAGTATGCCCGCATAGTAAGTAGTATGCCCGCATACCTTATTAAATATGTGCGCTTGTCTTTATATATGCACGCTTATCAATCCAATCCCCAGCGTTTCCGCCAATTCCACACAATCCCTTGTGTTTAATATGTCCACCATGCATACCATAGTATGGGTCAGCAATGTTGACCCTTTTAATCGCGTTTTAAGCCGCTCTCAGGACATGCTAGCGCCGCCCTTGTCCTGCTATTTAATTTTAATTAGCGCGAATATTCGACAATCCGTCTATGATTTATAGCACTCTTTATAATTATATAAGGAAATAGGTCAGCACTATTGACCTTTTGGCTGGACGTTTTCCAATTGTGGCAATATTGCCTTATTTGCCTTGATATAATCTTATTTTATTTATTTACATTCGCTGTCGATCCATGGAATACTTAGATCATCGAAAACAGAGATGGAATTGAGACACGCTAGATACAGCAAGTACCGACCCGGTCCTCCGGTCGCAAAACAAGGGGAAACATGGCATTGCTGTCAGTAACTAGCAAGCTT